CAATCTGTTCAGTCATTGACTGTTCAACCGAAGTAGGCAAATCTGTAACAAACTTAGGAATCACTTGTACAGGTACAGCGTCTGTGGGTATAAAGTTATTGAGTGTGACAGGTCCAACACCGTCTGGCAGATTTCCTGTACCAAAGTTAGTACCATCAAGTATCAATGCACTGACTGTTGCCCATAACACCAACTTGTCGTTGGGTTGTGATGGTATACCTAACTTCAGTCGGTTGTTTTGATCAAAATAATAACCAGCTGGCGGCACAAACTTGATCAACGACCCTTGAGCCATGTACTTCTTGTTGTCACTGGTTTGAGGGCCAATAGGTGCTGGTGCTCCGCTGGCCTTGAACTTGAAATAGCCTGTGGTTTCGTTGGCCGCAGTGGTGCTTTGTTGCCACTCAAGATTCAGCGTGGAAAGATTTGGTCGAGGAAAGTTTTGATAATAAAACTCCAACATACCCCGACTACTCAAGGTAGGTTCTACTTCATTGATGATGGCATTGGCAATGTCGTTTTGATCAACAAAGGTAAATGTGAAACTTGGGCTGGCAGTATTTTCCCAGATTAATCCATCGCTGGCAAAGATATTGGTAGAAGAATATTTGCCGGTGATATCTACTAGATCAAGGTAACGACTGGTACCAATAGAACTGCGATTAACTGCTTTGGATTTGATAATAGTACCAAACAATGTGTAAGGCAAGTTGCTGTAATCTTCTCCGTTGACCATTCGGTTCTGTGTGTAGTAACGAGCAGGGGCACGTTGCTTGATAGCCGCAATGGTTTCTCTTGCGGCAGCATTGCTCACTGGTTGACTGAGGCCACAGGTAAATGTAATGTTTTCTAGTCTTCCAGTGCGGCTTACATAACCAATGGAAATCTGCACTGCCTGCATTTCTTCAGGATTGATAATGTACTGTAGACCATTTGAAGCTCGAACATAGCTACGGAATGTGCCCACAGGTATCTCTGTGAATACTCCGTCGCCAAAGTTGAGATTGATCTGGTCGTTGGTTCGACTGGTCACAGAGAAAAACTTACGAGCATCGGGCGCCAGCTGTTCTACTGCCGCGGCATAGATAGAATCAACTTTGATCCATTCATATTGAACGTTACCAACGTCATCAAGTTGATAGAGCCATACGTCATCGTTGTTGATTCCTTCAATGTTGACGGCTACTACACGATTTGAAATACGTTCACCAAGGTTGAAATCTTGATTTTGCAGTGTTCCTTGTTTGAAATAAAAGAAGAAACCTGTGTTTGGACTTCCAAAGCCCAGTCTATCATTGCGGAATAATATGTTAAACACTCCAGATGGACGTGGTGCCGGTTCGTAAACATAATCTTCATCTTGGAATGTGGAACTCACTGCTTCAAAGCTCATTGATGTACCATCAACTGTTGATGTAAACGGAACCACTGGCAAATACCCTGGCACAAGATTTAAACTGTACTCTTGCGTTTCAATGCCAAGTATGTTTTTAGTTGCTCCTGGTTTACCAAATCTCTGACTGTCGGACAAGGCCGCATTGACAATCACAGTAAACTGCTCTTGCCAGTTTGGGTTGGTAACGTCGTTCCAGTTTATGGTAACGCCGCTGAGATTTTGTCCGTTGTAGTCTACAACGTTTTCTGTGGTTGAAACGTTGAAGACTTTGAGATATCCTTGAGCTTCTTGATTTCGCTTGGGAGTATAGCTCACTAACTCTGCCAACTGCACTACAGAATCACGTCGTTCAGCAGTGTCTAAGAAGTTTTCACGGATGTTTAAGTCGTTGCGGAAAGACAGTGCCTGGCCCATAAAGGCCATGACATCTAAGAGAGCCACAAACTCTGATGATTCAATGTAATCGTTGAAGTTTTCGGGATAATAGATGCGGATGTAGTCAACAAAACTTTTGCGCAGAGTCTCAAAGTCATAACTTTGAAAGTCTGCTTCTCTGTATGTTGTGTAGATCCGTTTCCAGTCCTCTACTCCAAATATTGCTGTTTGTCTAGTAGTCTTGGCCATAATACCTTCCGTGAAGTATTTATGGTTTGAATAAACGGCTTAGTTTTAGATGTAACTGGCTGTGCGAGTCTGTTGATCAAAAAACACACTCAACAGTTCGGCAGTTTGACCTTGTACGGCTTGTATTTCTAGTTCAACAAGAATACCGTTGACCTGTGGATAGGCTTCGGCGCTGGATAGATATATCCTAGGGTCTTGACCAACAATGCGTTGCATTTCTTGCACTATCAATGCGGCTGTTTGTTCTGTTTGTGGCTCAAATACCAGATTCCACATTGTTGTGCCAACATCCGGACGACCTACTTTTTCTCCTTGGCGGATATTAAAGTAGTTTAACAGGTCACGTTTGATTAACTGGAAGTCTACTAGGGTAAACTTCTTGTATTGATCAATGGTGTTGAATCCAATAAAAGTTGCCATGGTCTAGTATTTAAGCCGTTTGGATGGGAGGTAGACCTCGACGCTGGCGTTCAGCGTTGATATTTGCTAATATAATAGCATCGTCGCCTGAATATGTTAGATCTGCGTCAGCCACGTTTGAATAAATGGTAAACGGAGTTGTATAGTTTGGTGTGGTAACTTTGGCATCACCAATCACCGATGACACAGCGGCATCTATTCCACTGCGGTTTATTGTAGAAGTAGAACCTATGCCTGTGGTACTATATCCCTTGAGAGCATCGCTGATCTTTTGATTGGCTAGATCTACTGCATATTGTGCACCACGTACTAGTTGGTTGATAGAAGAATTCTTAGTGGCATCGCCTATTTTGTCTTGTATCCAGGATTTCACTGTTTCAGCACCATACTTAGATCCTGCTTGTACAAGACCTGCTAACCTAGTAGGATCTTCACCGCCGGTGACAACGCCTGCTGATCTTAACGCTTGCAAAGATTGCTGATAAAGATCTGTTTGCACAGAGGCTTGCAAACTACGGTCTGACAGCAAGGAAGTAACATTGTTAACTCCAGATTGTCCTGTCCAGACAGAAGGGCTAGTTAGAACATCTACTGCTGTGGCATCGCCACCTGTGAGATAAAACTCCACAGTACCAGGTTTTAAGAAACCAGCGGCTTCTAACTGTGAAGGAGTGAGTTTATATTCGCCCAATCCTTCTTCGCTGAGATCTGTTGAATCTTGTCTGGCATCAAGTCTGGTTTGCGCCAACATGGCAGTGACCTGATCAGGTTCAATAGAACCCACACTGGCAGTGGCAGGAGATTGCACTTCATAATCTTCAGCCTGTATTGGGCTAAACTCTACGTCTTGTATTTTTACATATTTTGCTTCAATTTCTCCTGACACTGCTATTGGTGCAGTTGACGCTTGTAGTTCTGTTTGATTATTGATACCACGACCTTGCAACGGATAGGGCTGGTGCGTGGGTGCTCTGGTTACAATGGTAGTCAATGCTCCATTTTGTACCACCCAACCACGATTTTGTTCAAACTTGACATCAGGTAAACTTTGTTTAAGGATGTCTCCAGGTTTTGGAACATCGGGAGCATTACCACCATTGAGAGAAATACATCCAGCACTGAGAACCATGTTACTACCAGCGTCCCAGGTTCCTGATTTTGAAGACTTAAGGCTCAGAGTGCCATCGCTCTTGATACCCACATAGTCATTGCTGTACATCAAAAGAGCCTTGGACGATTTGGCAGTGATTAGCTCACTTTCCATGGCTATGGCTCGTTCGCCTTTGACGTTGATTACTCCCTTGGCATTCATGTTGATATTACGATCAGCATGCAGGTTGATGTCACCGTTGCTACGCAGATTTACAGAGTTAGTGCTGTAAATGTCCACTGTGCCTTGACTGCCAAACTCCAACCAGGTCTGACCATTGCCGTGAATAATAAAAAAACAATCGCCCGAATCGCTCATGGTGATCTGATGACCTTTGGCTGTGCGTAGGCGTACCAGGGCATCGTTACCTGAAAGATCACCATCGTCCATGACAAATGAGTGACCACCGCGACGAGCAATGACTGTGGCATCTTGCGGATTTAAACTTCCTGACTGTGCTTTTTGTCTTACATCAGCATCAGTCATGCCTCCAAGATACACAGGCCTGCCTGGCGTACTGATACCGTACACTGTGCTAGGACTTTCTCGCTGAGCATTTGAGTTGATGGGCCCGCGTATGGGATCTTTTATCAGGCCTTGTTGCAACAATACCGCGGCAACCACACTATGTACTGGTTTTTTGCTGTCGTAGAACTTGGGGTTTTCTGCTATCTGTTGATTATTGATGTTGAGCTCAACCACTGGTAGTTGAGCAACTCCATTGAAATATGGTTGTTGTGATGAGTTGTCTAGTTTGTAGTTGCGTGATGCACCAATGGCTGGCAGCATGTGATTGATGCCAGGCTCAACCACTGC